GTAGGTGTCCGTGGTGCAATCACATAAGCACCGTAAGCGTTGTGGATGGTAAATATTCTTACTTCTACTGCCAAAACCCTGCGTGTAGTGTAGAGCGTATATACGGTGATAATGCCGTTATGACTGGTAGCTATGACCCAAGAGATAGAGAGATACTTTAAGTGTCCTGAGTGTGGCGCTGTTGCTGAAGTGAGCGACGATTTAGAGCCAGGTGAGTTTGAGGTATGCTTGGAGTGTTTGGAAGAGGTAGACGTAAGAACTAATCCAGCTATCTGGGAAGAGTTTTGGATGTACTGCCAAAAGCTAAAACATGGATGATTACCTCGCTGACAGACGGATTGATGAGAACATCGTCTGGGCTCCGCAGCCAGGTCCACAAGAGGCGTTAGTACACTGTCCCATAACTCTTATAGGCTACGGTGGCGCACGAGGTGGTGGTAAGACCGATGGCGTACTAGGTAAGTTTGCTATTGTTCAAGAACAACTTGGCCAGGACTTTAACGCCATATTCTTTCGTAAAGAGCTACCTCAAGCAGATGACCTTATCGAACGTGCCAAGCAGATATACTTACCGCTTAAAGCTCACTGGCAGGACCAAAAGAAGCAATTCACGTTTCTTAACGGTGGTCGATTACGGTTTAGGCCACTAGCTGATGATTCGGACGCTGAGAAGTATCAGGGACAAAACCTAAGCCATTGTGCTGTAGAAGAGGCGGGAAACTACTCTGACCCTGCGCCGATTTGGAAGCTGTTTGGAGCTTTACGAGGTAAAGGTGGTGGTCAGGTCATCCTTACCTTTAACCCTGGCGGTATTGGTCATTCGTGGCTTAAAGAGCTGTTTATAAGACCCGCACCAAAGGGAATGAAGCTGTTAAGGAAAGACCTGCCTAACGGCGCTGGCTTTGATTACATTTATATCCCGTCACGGGTACATGATAACCAAATACTGTTAGCAAAAGACCCAGAATACATTAACCGCTTGCACATGGTTGGTAGTCCGGAACTGGTGCGAGCGTGGCTAGAAGGAGACTTTGAGATCCATGAGGGTAGTTACTTTCCTGAGTTCAGCAGCAAGCATATCGTTAGTCCTTTTAACGTGCCTAAACATTGGCCTCGGTATCTTGGTTATGACTGGGGTTTTCGTAGTCCTTTTGCCGCTGTATGGGGTGCTGTTAGTTCTGGCAGGGATGACGCAGGAAACGAAGTGCCATACCCAAAAGGAAGCATTGTCGTTTACCGAGAGCTTTGGGGCAAAGGAGTCGACAACGTCGAGCAAGCAAATCGAATTGCTTCTCTTTCCGTGGGAGAAAATCCACTAGGCTATGCCGACCCATCCATCTTTAAGCATGACGGTGGACCAAGCATAAACGACCAGCTGACTTCCGTTTTTAGCAAGTACAAGCATCCACCGTTTAAGGCAGCGGACAATGACCGCTTATCGGGTTGGTCGCAGATACGACAAAGGTTGGTTAATAAACCACCCTTGCTGTATATTTTTGCTACGTGTCCGTATCTTATCCAGACCCTTCCAGCTTTGGCCATCGACAAACGGAAGCCAGAGGATGCCGACAGCGCAGGAGATGATCACTGTTGCGATGCCTTACGATACATGTGTAAGGCTAGGTTGATTGATAGCAAGTGGGAACAACCTGCGGAAGTGTTCAACAAAGGTGTTATTAAGTTACAAGCGTATATTGCGCAAATGCGCCAACAAGCCAGTAGGCCAAAAATATGAGTGATGAATCAGTAATCAAACGCTTCTCAGGTGCTTATTGGAAGAGTCAAATCAACTTAGCCTTAGAGCGCCGAAAGAAGTTTATTGAGGCTGCTGAAGAGTCAATTCGTGTTTATAACGCTCAAAAAGACATTGGTATCATGCGTGATACTGAGCGTCGATTGAACGTGTGGTGGTACTGCGTTAATACCCTTTTACCAGCTTATTACAGTTCTACACCTAAAGCAGAGGTTACCCTGCGTAAACGGTCTGGCGGTGTGTTACATGAGGCATCAGCCGTTATTCTTGAGCGTAACATACAGTATCAGATGGATATGGAGTTTAACTTCGACCAGGTAGGGTACACGGCTGCGTTACAGTTCCTCCTTACTGGTCAAGCCGTTCTCTGGGCTCGTTATGCTTTTGAGTCGGAAAACAAAACCGAGGAGATGGTACTCTTCCGTAATCCTGACGGCACGTTTGTTGATTCAGACAATGAAACATACGAAGGACCAACAGACGTTCTTGTGCCAGGTCCAGGCAACACAGTCATTGTTCCAGTTGATGTTGAAGTAAAAGAGGATGAGCGAGCCATCCTAGAGACCGTTCAGTACAACGATTATATTTGCTCAGACGCCAGAAACGAGTCTGAGGTTGAATGGCGTGGTCGTAGAGCTTACCTCACACGTAAGCAAGCTACAGACTTGTTTGGTGAAGAAGTCGCAAACAAACTTAAATATGACAGCTTCCCAGAGGCTATAAAGAAAGACTTTAATCGTGACCGAGAGAAGTACGAAGGCAAGGCGGAAGTTTACGAGATTTGGTGTTACGAGTCAGAGCGAGTGTATTGGATACAAATGACTGGCGAAAAGTCGCTGCTCATGGAGTCTGAGCCACCCATTGAGTTTGAGAAGTTTTATCCGTGTGTAGTTATCGCTCAGAGTCAAGACCCAGATTCAGTTATTCCTGTATCTGACTATTCTCACGTTAAAGACCAGATTCTTGAGATTGAGCGGCTTACAACCCGTATCCATGCCGTTACCCAAGCAATTCGCACTAACGCCGCTTACGATTCAGCTATTGGTAGCCAGATTGAGCAGCTTATGATCGGCGATTTGAAGATGGTGCCGACAATCAACTGGCCGTCATACAAGGCTCGTGGTGGATTAGCTAACTCGATTGAGTTTATGCCTATTGCGCCATTCGTAGAGGCTTTGGCTACATTACAGACAGCACGACAAACAGCATTAGCGCAGCTTTATGAGACTCTCAAAGTATCCGACTTGCTACGTGGTACAAGTGCCGAATACAAGACAGCAACCGCAAACAGACTCGAAAACGCCTGGTCATCCCTGGGTCTTATCGTACGTCAGAACATGTTTACGAAATTCATTTCTGACGGTATCGGCAATCTTGGTACAATCGTTACGACGATGTTTGAGAAAAATAAGATTATGAACGTTGGCGATGCGCCACAGGTTCTTATCCCTCTTATTCCAACACCACCACCTCCTCCAGCTCCAGACCCTAACTTACCACCAGAGATGCAGCCTCCACCTCCACCACCGGTTGACCCTGCGATTATGGTTGCAGCTATGGAGGATCAGATCATGTCGCTTTATCGTGATGATGATCAGTTTAACTACCGCATCCAGATTGCGTCTGACAGCATGGTGGCTATCGACCAGGCTCAAGACCAAGCAGAAGGTGCGCAACTCATGGCAACATGCGGCGAGTTCTTTAATCAGATGCGGTCTTTAATAGAGCAATATCCACCGCTATTAGAGTTTTCGATTCAGTTGTTCCAAAACGTTATTAAGCGATTTAAAGGAGGTAAGGAACTGGATGGAATCTTTACCAAGGCTTTGGCACAAGTTGGAGAAATCTCTGCGGCTAGGGAAGAGGCGGCTAAACAACCACCTCCTCCAGACCCTAAGACGATTGAGATACAGGGCAGGATGCAAATTGCGCAAATTGAAGCACAGGCTAGGCTGCAAGCTGCGCAAATGGAGATGAGTGATGCTCATGATAAGAACATCATTAGCTTCCAAGAATCGCAACTAAAGATGCAACGTGAGCAGCTTGATGCACAGTTAAAGATTCAAGCTCAACAGTTTGACGAGTACGTTAAGCAACAAGAGCTTGGATTGGCACAGCAAGAAGTTCAGGTCAAAGCTAATGCTGTCCAGGTTGATATGCTTAAAGTACAAGCTATGTCAGCGAGCGATGCTAATAAGCAAGCAATTCAGCAAGAGACAAACCGCATGGCTCAGATTCTAGACATTCAAAAACTAGAACTTGAGAATATGCGTATTCGATTAGCTGAGTCTGAAAAGCTAATGGAAGAGCGTCGACTGTCTGGCGAGCAAGAGCTTGAGAGACTTCGAATGGCTATGCAGTCGATACAGACTGCACCAAAGTCAGAGTCGCAACCAGTTGTGATTAACAACATCATACCAAAAGCGTCAAAGCGAGTTGGTAAGGTAACGATGGATGAGTTAGGCAACCCGTCAATCGAGCTGAACAATGTGGATGATGAGGCGTAACCGTGACTGACAATGTTGATGTTAGTAACAGTCCGACCAGTGTAAACCCTGACATTCCTGTTCGTACCTTAGACAAAGGTGGCGAGCAGATTCAGGTTGTAGCAATAGACTACGGTGGTGCTGGTGCAGAAAGTCTCACAGTTCCAGACTTTGCGACTGAGAACACTCTTCAAAGCATTAACGCTGCGATTGCTGGCGGGTTGTATTTTAACATCACAACAAACTCCGACATTCTTGGTGTCGGCGTTACAGGTCGTCGTAACAATGAAATCGAGTTAAGTTTCTTTGACTCGTTTGACACTAACCTTATTACAAACACTACTGCGGCTGGCGGTTCTGCAACCATTACAGGTGGTCATGCAAGATACCAAACAGGTACAAACACAAATGGTGGTGCAAAAGGTGTAAGCGTTTACAAGAGTTCGTACCGTCCAGCGCACGAAGAGTACGCCTTTTTTACAGCAGCTTTTACCGCAGGAATCGCAAACAGTTATCAACGTATTGGACTATACGATGCTAACAATGGTGCATTTATTGGATATGAAGGTACGTCTTTCGGTGTGACACTTCGTAGTGCAAGTGTCGACACTACAATTCCTCGCGCATCTTGGAACGGCGACCCTCTGAATGGTTCAGTTGGATCTATCTTTACAAGAGCTGGAGTGCCAGAGGCAATCAATCTTGCCTACAGCAATTTATACCGTATTCGATTTGCTTGGTTAGGATCAGCTTCGTTTTTGTTTGAGGTTTTTAGTCCCGACAACAAATGGATAACGTTTCATACAATACGCATCCCTAACAGTCAGTTAGCGCCTTCTATTGAAACACCCAATCTTCCGATGACGTTGGAAGTGCAGAAAAATGCGGCTGGAGCCACAAATTTGGCTATGTACACGGCGTGTTGGGCAGCCGGAACAACTAGCGATTATTCACCAATAACAGCGACACTTACGGATTACACGCTCGCTAACGTCAATAGAGCAGTTATTACAGGACGTTCAAGCTCTGGTGGCGGCACGTATTACAACGTGAAAGTTAATCCGTCCGGTTCGCTCATTACTGCCATTGGCGACATTACTGGCGTTGTCGGTCAGAACACGATGGCAAACAGCTTACCAGTTGTTATTGCGAGCAATCAAACTGCTGTGCCTGTGTCCGATAACGGTGGGTCAATTACGGTTGATGGAACGGTTGCGGCAACGCAATCAGGCACCTGGAACATTAACAACATTACTGGCACTGTTACGTTGCCAACAGGCGCAGCGACAGAAACAACGCTTAGTAGTTTAAATGGTAAGGTTACAGCTTGTAACACTGGTGCTGTAACGATCTCTTCTGCACTTCCAGCAGGTACAAACAACATTGGTGATGTTGATGTTTTGACGCTGCCTGATGTTGCTATTAAAAACTATGCAAGCAGCTCAGTAACCAGCGTAGTTTCTGCGGCTGTAAGTACAAGCATACTAGCCAGCAACGCTAATCGTCGTATGGCAATTATGGTGAACGACACCGACAAAAACGCTTATGTAAAACTTGGCGCAACGGCAAGCACTACCAGCTTTTCGTATAAACTTACGCCAGGTCAAACCTTAGAGTTGCCGATTCCAGTTTATACAGGTGCGATTGACGCAATATGGGATACGTCTCCGACTGGCAGCATGAGAGTCACGGAGATTAGCTAATGCCTGTCTTCGGTGGAGATACTCCTGTTGGCGCTGGAATGATCTGGTACACAAACACAGCACCAGCAAACTGGCTTATTTGTGATGGAACAAGTCTTAATCGTGCAGACTATCCAAAGCTGTTTGGTGTCATCGGTACAACATATGGCTCGGCGAGTGGCACTACCTTTAACCTTCCAGACCTGCGGCAGCGTTTTCCCATGGGTAAAGCAGCATCTGGCACAGGTAACTCACTGGCTGGCACAGGTGGTAGTATCGACCATACACATAGTATACCGGCGCACTACCACGGCATGGGAACTGGAGCTGATTTAGCGGTCACTAATTCGCCAAGTGGATACAGCGCATGGGGTGGTCAATTAACTACGACTGCGCCAAAAGGTGATACGGCTACTGCTTCTTATGCCGCACCAACCATTTCTGGTCGCATCGGTCTTGTAACTGGTGGCGTAGACGGTAACGCTGCTATGACCTCTGGCACTCAGAATCCGCCTTATCTTGTGGTGAACTACATCATAAAGGCAGCATGAGTCTCTTACTCCTGCTAAACCCAAAGCAGTATGGCGGTGTCACAGAAACACCAGACACCAGTGACATTCTGGATGTTTACCGCAAACGCCGTAAAAAGCGTGAGGATGAGCTATTAGAGGAGGAAATTGCCGCTCAGTTGCTCAAGGCACGTCAAACAGACGTTTCAATACCAGCCAACGTAGACGTTATTAAGCTAGGTGCAATTCTTCGTGAAAAGTTGTATGAAAACATAAAGCCAGACGAAGTACAGGGTTTGGAGCGCACAAAGCGTATCAAGCTGCTGTTGTTAGCCCTGGTGATGGATGATTCATGAGCAAGTATAAACTGTTCCAATACTGTCCAGTTCAGCAAAAAGTAGTACCTATTGAAGAAGTTCAAAAAGAGCGTTTTTGTAGGGACTTATTTATCCAAGACGAGATGCCTCCAACAAGGAATCCGTTAAACCCCAGAGAGATATACACAAGTAAGTCAAAGCTAAGAGCAGCCTATCGTGCCGCTGGTGCGGTTGAGGTTGGCGATGCTTATGACCGTGGGTACGTTCCTGAAAAGGAAACTCAACGGTCGGAAAAGCAACTTGTGGACAAAATGATGCGTAATTTACGAGAAAGATATGGCCGATAATACCGAGACTCAAGAGACAGAAGTTCAAGTAGAACGCTCAGCACCAGAGCGTTTGAGTATACGTGACGCCTTGCAGCAACAGTTCGAAAAACCAGAAGAGACCGAGAACGAGACTGAAACCGAGACAGAAGCACAAGAGGAAAACCAAGAAGTTCAACAGGCGGTTGAGCAAGTTATTGAAACTCAAGAGAAACCCGCACTCTTGCCACCAGCAGACATGCGCAAGGAAGAAAAGGAGGCTTTTCTCAATCCGACTCCCGAAAACGCTCATATCCTACAATCCTACCTCAACAGACGTGCCTACGAGACCAGAGCCGATTATAGCCGAAAAATGGCAGAGGTTGAGGAACTTCGTAAGAATACATCCTCAGTTTACGACACCATAAAACAGTACGAGCAGGATTATGCCAAACAGGGTATTAGCCTCGGTGATATAGCCAAGCGGTCTATAGCGTGGGACCGAGCTATGCAGAACAATCCTGTCGAGACTGCCAGGGAATGGCTTGAGTCTTATGGGTTATCGGTAGACGACCTTGC